AAACAGATATTTTTAATATCCAGTCACCACGACGAACTGTGACGAAAGATATCATGTTTGGTGATAGTTTGGCTTTCATACAAGTATTTAGGGAGAGCCGAAACTCTCCCTACTTGTACGATTACTGTTGGTTGGGTTTTGTTGGTGCTTTACCGTTTACCCAATCCCAATCGTCATCTGTCATTGGGATCCAATTAGTCATAATCTTTTGAACCTGTCGGCTTTATGTTTTCTCATCATAAGAAGACCATCATATAGCCCACTGGTTACATCCTTAAAGAGTTTCAGCAGCTTTGTCATATGCGTCCTCTTGTAAGAATGATTTCTGTCCCTTAGTTTTAACTGGAACTTTCTTAGCCTTTTGTGTTTCTGGGATTAATTGATCGAGAGCGATCTTTAATACACCATTGAACAACTCAGCATCTTTAACTTCATACTGATCACCGATTGCCCATGCACGAGTAAACGCACGCATGCCAATACCTTTGAACAGATAATCAGTGTCCTCTGGTTCTGTTGACTCAGAGTTACCCTTAACGATTAGTTTACCACCATCAATGGTAATGTCGATTTCGTTTTGTGCGAAACCTGCCACAGCGATTTCAATCGTGTAGGTATTACCGTTCTTGCGAACATTGAATGGAGGATAGTTAGGGATGTTTTTGGTTAGTTCGTCATGAAGACTTTGCATCTTCGAGAACTGGTCATCGAAACCTACGAACACCTTATCAAAGTCTTTGAAGTGTTCACCAAAAAATGTGGGGATGAATTGTCGTACCATTGTGTTTCTCCTATTAAGCGAGTTTAATTAAAATTGATACCCCGAAGGCATATCATTAATGCTGGTTACAATTCCAGCGACATCGTGCGTCATGCCTGCTTTATACGATTCGTAACTTAGTGGTCCTAAGGTGAATTCTTATTACTTATTCATTACATACATTGTAACTTCAAAGCCAAATCTCATTTCTGTTGCTGATGGTTTTGTCCACATAATAATCTCCTAATTGTTTGTCCATTGTTGGACTTATTACTTAGGATTGAGAGGACAAAAACCAGCTAATGAAAATCATTAGTTATACCTAATGGTATTTATGCTTTTTCTGCAGGTGTTTCAGCTGGTGCATTTTTTGCAGCTTCTGCTTCTAATGCTACAACCTGTGGTTCACCTTGCTGTTTAATTTTGTTAATAACTGCAACTACTTCCTCAAATGGGTGCTTACCCAATACACGAAGAATCATATTACAATCGTCTATACTCAATTCAAGTTTGATCATTTTGCTTTTTTTCCTATGTTATATTTGGGAACAAGTTCCCACTCATTTTTCTCTTTAAAAGAGACTACTTTAATTTGAGACAAAGATGCCTTATTGTCTGCTTGCGTATTATTTAGAATCTTTAATAGATCCCAATCTTGTAGCAAACCAGCAATAGCATTTCTGCGCTCGATATCGCCACTCGTGATATTAGATTCTTTACCATCAAGAGCAAACAATTCTTTGAAATGCACTATGAAGTATCTACCTTGCTTATGTAAAATGTGGCAAGATTGATACAACTTGTTTTCTTTTCTGGAAGCGATCCCGATGCGGGTAAGTGTCTCACGAACCTTTAGAAAGTTATCTGGTTCTGGTAGTATCACTTCAAGCATGGACTCAGCTGTCCAGTCGTAATAAATCAATTCGACAGTCATTATTTTCCACCTTTGTATAATTTTTCTTTTATCATAACTAAATGATCTTCCGTCAATATACTTAGGGCATCAACTGCCTTAGAATCGGAATAACCAAAGTATTCTTTAACTAATCGAAGAGACTCTGTTTCGGCATCTTTTTTGTGCCATTTGGAGAATCTTTTCTTCTTAGAGATACTATTTAGTAAAAAAGAAAACTGCCAGTCCACTGGAATAGATGAGTTGCGATTCATCTCGTTTGCATATAGGACTGTATCTGGAAAATAACCCAAACCCCTGTTAATGATAAAAGGAACATAGTCCTTCTTAGCCATCGGGTCTTCTGCTAAGAGATCTTTCTTTGTGGAATTGATTGCATTAATAAAGTCAAATGGTGTCATGATATAAATCCAACTTCTTTCAGTGTAGACTCGTGACAAGCAAATCGTTTTCCAGGAAATCTTTCTACAAGGACTTTCTCTACGGCTTCCTTTGAAGATCCCTGTGCCATAAATTGTTTAGTATCTTTGTCGTAAACGAATAACATATCATTATGTTTTTCGATAATGATATGGATCTGTTCTTCTTCTTGTTCTTCAAATTGTTGTATGGTCTTAAAGTGTTTTTCAATTTGTTTCTTGGCATGTTTTTCTCTAGCGTTCCAGCCAGATACTGCACCCATTATCCATACAACAAATGTGAATACTACTAGTAGTATAAGTTCCATGTTAGCCTCATTTGAATTTACACTGAGCCATAATCTCAGTGAGTGCTGCCATTATATTTAGTTCATGGTCAGCTACAAATGCTGCTTTATATTGATAGTCTGCAAGAATAAGAACTAATTGTGGAACACTGTTTGGTTCAATCGTAGTTGCAGCACTATCGTATAGTTCACGGAATAGTGATGTGGTATCTGAGTCAGAGTTTTTCGAAACCCACTTACGGACTTCTGTAAAGTCTTTCTCTTTAAGTAGTTTAATTAAACCCTTAAATGATTCCTCAGACATATTGACAAGGATGCCAGAATCAATCTTACCAGAAACAGAGTATCGTTGGAGTTCATTTAGAATCCTACGGTAATCTGGAAAATGTTTAGTGATTAGTTCGGCAACAACTTTAGGATCGAATTCAATCTGCTCTTGTTTGAGGATTGACACTGCTCGCTTGAAGAAGGATGCAGCGATCTCCTGCTTGTCTTTGGAATCAATCTTAAACTCCACTACAGCACAACGACTGTGGATAGGTTCAATGATACGATTCTTAAAGTTACAAGTTAGAATGAATCGACAGTTGTTGGCAAACTCTTCAATGAATCCACGAAGTGCTGGCTGAGTTGAATTAGCATTAAGGTAATCCGCTTCATCGAGGATGACAACTTTCTTGGCATCAGTCAATGATATAGTGGAAGCGAATCCCTTAATCTTAGTGCGCAGAGTATCAATACCCGATTCTTCGGATCCGTTGATCATCATAAACTCTGCGCCAATTTCATTACATAGTGCTTTAGCAATTGTAGTTTTACCCACACCAGCAGAACCAGTGAACAAGAAGTTAGGTAGTTCACCTTGTTCTACATACTGGCGGAAAGTCTCTTTCAATGCCTGTGGTAAAACACAATCATCAATCTTCTGTGGGCGATACTTTTCTACCCACAAAAACATTTCATCACGACTATCAATCATATATCACTCCAAACATAATAAAAACAGAGAGGGAATTATACCCTCTCATCAATTAAAACTCAAATGTAGAATCTGCTTCTACTGCGACATAGTAAACTAAGTCAGTGTTTGGTGCTTTGAAACGAGAAATCTTCTTGCTGGAGATTGACACTTGGTAATCACCTGGAAGCATCTTTAAGTTTTCTACTTTCAGATTAACTTTAAATACTTTATCAGTGTCACCAATTGCTTCACTGTAAGAGTTACCAGTAGCATTCTTCTTGTCTCCAACTACTGCAGTAACTTTGCTACCATCACCAACTATTGATACATCGGCTGCACGAAGGACTGAAGAAGTTTTCTTAATCATATCCAACATCGTTGCAGACATGTTAAAGTTAATCTCTGCATCAGGGAAGGTAATTGCTTTCTGTGGTGCTACCAAAACAGATGGGTCTGCAGCAAAGAACTTGATGTTCATGTTACCTTGCTTAATTGAGACATACTTGTCTTGGAATTCCAATTCAGGATCGTCAAATAAAGACATCGCACCCAGAAACTCATTCAAGTCATAGATGGCAAAGTCAGGGAATGACTCAGTAGTTGTTGCGTCAGCCATCACATTCTTTTGTGCACTGATAGTTGCTAGTTTGTTACCTTGCTTCAAGAGAAGATTGCTGTTGATGCCAGCAAAGTTCTTGATTAGGTTTACGGTTTCTTTACTTAATTTCATTATATTTTCCTTCTTCATTATTAACATGGGTTTTCAAATCGATACATTCTTGTTGATGAGGACATTCATCTACAATTCCGTTTGCTTTGTAGTGTTCAACCAGTCCACAATACTTTTGGTTTTCATGACCATCCAATGGACAACGAACAAATATATGAGTCATATCGTATCTCCTTTTTCTAATTGATACACTACTATGTATAATACATTATACCTCATTATGAGGTATTTGGCAAATTTATTTTGAGTATTTAACATCGTGTTCATACAAGAACATTAGGCAACACATTGCATGCGCCAAGTGATTCTTGCCAGTCTCGGGATCGTTTTGCTCTCCCTCTTTCCATGCCCAAAGATGTCTTTGCATTGCGTCAAAGTATCTTCGTTTTGAGTCTGGAACATTCTTCCAATTATCTGGTTCGTATTTCTCCGCACCAAATGTTAGAATCTCTACAGTTGCTTTTAATGCGAGTGGTGGAAGCAAACCATATTGTAGTTTACCTCCATCAAATTTACGACCACCAGTCGTAGCTGTTTGTGATAATTTAACTTTATCGTTCAAGACATCACCTCAAAATAAATAAGTGGACAATAACAAAGAAGTCTACAATTACTAAGAAAGTATATTGTAGCTTTAATCTAAAATCATTCATATCAATGGATAAGAATAGTAGTATAAAATGTGCACTTAAAAATGCCCAGATCCAAACTGGAGTATCAAGTAAGATTAAAAATGCACCACCAAGTATATAAAGCCATGTAGTAATCCAGCGGATTGAAAGCAACTATAC